TTGATTATACTATTGGGTTTTCGCCAAGCAGTTATGGCGTTTGGATCGACAATTGGGTTGGAATTTTAAACGGTTTTCGAATAGAGGCAAGCTTTAATTTCGTAGTTTTACATACGGACGTGCCAGCTCTAAATACTGATGGCTATTATCATCTGGGAGATGATCCAGGATTTAATTATAGCCAAGTCGAAATATATAATATAAATAAATTACTTAAAACTTTAAAAGCCAGATTAAATTCTTCCGGCAAATCTAAAAGCACCGATAGTTTTGGAAATATTACATATGTAGATTGTAGTATGTTTTCGGTAGAAATGTTAGTAACATTTTTAGCTAATGCAATAACATTATTTAATGAAATTCCCCATTTTACATTTTTTACATTTGCTGATTCATCCTTTGTTGCTCAATTTCACGATGTATTAGTTGAGGGCGCTACATTGGCAGCATTATCAAGTCAAGCGTTGCTCGAACGCGGCGCCGAATATAGTATTTCTGATAATGGAATTAGCTTTACTCCTCCAACAATGAGCGAGTTGTTAAATACACAATATACGACTTTACTAACTCATCATTATGAGAAGGTGAAGTTTATAAAGAATAGCTTTAAGCCACACCCGATCGGTATGGGCTCGTTCTCGATGTCGGGTTCCAACAACCCCTCGTTCAGGCGCTTGCGTATGCTTCGACAGAGACAAATTATTTGACAATCTGCGTATTATCAGAAATTGCTAACTTTCTTTACAAAGATGCCACCATCTACTTACCTAGAAAACATAATATTATCAAACACCTATTAAAATAGCACTTTTTTCGCATCTTCTTGCAATGTTTGTTTCAAGGCTTTATAAATTATTTACATTATCTACTGTAATTGATAAGGCTAATTTATATTTAAAAATTTGTAATGCAATTTCTAAAGAAAAAGCGTTGCACAAATTTCCAGAATTTGCAAAAGAAATAGAATTGTTTATAAGTCAAGACCCATCCAGTTCTAAAAAATATTTAGAATGGCAATTAAATATACTTAAATCCCAACCGGCGCTCGCTCCAGAAATTGCCGATGTTACCAATTTATTTCATAAATATCATCCATTTTTAGAAAATAAAGAATTAAATAGTTATCAGCCACAAGATTTTACCGAATTATCTGAAAAGCTACAGACTATTAAAGAAGAGCGGGAAGCAAAAAAACAAAAAAGAAAAACATATAATATAGACCCCGCAAAAGTTGCCTGCGGTCATAAAATTGTTTATACAAGTCCTGGTGAAAATCCAAAATATGAAGTATTATTAATTACCAATAAAGATGCCTCAATGCATTTTGGCAAAGATAGTAGGTGGTGTATTCGCCGCGGCGATAAATCATTTTTTGAAGATTATGATGCAAATAATGTTGTATTTTTCTTTATTTTTAATAAACATTTGCCAAAAACAGATAAATTTGCACAAATCGCTTTATCATATCAAAGAGATGCACAAAATAATATTTTAGAGCTTCAATGTTGGGATGCATTTGATACTCAAATGGTCGCGGCTGATGTAGAACAAGAGCTTGACGATAATGAAATTCATTCCATAATAAATTTAACAGAGTCTATAGCTCAAGCGCAACCTAAATCCTTATTAGCTAAAATAGATTCTGGAGAAGTGCCAGAAGAAGAGCTTTATAAGTTATATTTAAAAGAAAATAATCCAGAAACTAAAACACACTTACTTGGAGCATTAATGCTGCAAAGTAAAAATCCAGATCTGTTAAGAAAATTATATAATGAAACAGAAGAACATTATTATTTATTATCTAATAAATATTTGCCATTAGATTTAGTTGAGGATGGGTTAGGCGATGAAGATTATAATGCAAGACAAGTTGCCCTTGAAAATCCAAATATAACTATGGAACTATTGTTGCGGAATATGGATAAACCAGAGATAAAATCTGTAATATCTAATCGAACAGATGCTCCGCTGCCAGTAATATATGAGCTTGCAAAAGAAAGAAAATATTGGACTAATTTAATAAATAACCCAATTACTCCATCAGAGATATTAGTGCTAATATCCAATGATGGACATTTTAGTGCCTCTGATGGCGTTCAAAGCGCTGTGCTTGAACACCCTAATCTTACATTAGAATTAGCATATAAGTTTATTGATCGCGGCAACGCATTAAAAAGAATTGAAGATTTAGCGGGTAAAAACTATACGTTATTTGTAGGGGATTTGAAGAATTATAGATTACCAATATATAAAGCAGAAAAAATGTTAATGTCTAATACATTAGATGATGTTGAAAAACATTATTTAAGAAAATATATTGCGAGCAAATCTGCTAATGAAACTATATTATCAGAACTATTAGCTTTAAAAGATAGTGATTTTATCACTAAAGAAGATAAAAGCAATCTCCGATTAGCTATGTGTCACAATAAATATTTACCATTAACAATATTAGAAGCTTTAGCTTACGATAAGGATATTAATCCTGGCAATATTGCTTTAAATCCAAATATTACAACTGATATTATTAAAATATTATTAGATCGTGAAGATTTTTCCCCTTCAACGTTTGCCACATTAGTTGCAAATCAAAAATTATCACCTGATGCATTGCGTTTAGTTGCAAATCAATGGCTACAATACAATGATGATGACTTTAAGGGCATATTGCATATGATTGCTATACATCCCAATACACCCGCAGATGTGTTAAAAAAACTTATACAATCCAATATGTCAGATCCTGCCAAAGAATATGCACAAAATCGTATAATAAAATAATGCAACAAGGTTTGAACGTAATTGAGTGACTTTAACTTGTAAGTATCATTTTTTTCGCATTTTCCTATAATGCCCTCTTTAGACCATATGCAGAAAATTTCTCCCCAAATACTTCTGAAACTCATTCAGAAAAGTAAGGATTTCCTTAAACAAAATAAGGTGATGCAAGAGGTTTGTCATAAATATGACTTTGATATAGAAGATTTAGATTTAATTCCCGTTAAATTTGATGATATTGATGTAAGCGCTAAAACCGATAAAGGTATCATAACGCTAAATGTTAGTTTATTAGAGCTAGATAATATACACGAAATACCTGGCTATTTATGTCACGAGATGACCCATCACATTCAGCAATCTAATAAACCTACACAATCCGCTGATGACGGAGATTATTTAAGCAATCCTTCGGAACAAGAAGCATTTCAATTCCAAATCAAATATATCGATGAACAGTTTGGCGAAGATAAAGCAGAAGATTATGTAGATCAAGTATTAGATCATCACGAAGAAACTGGTAAAGAGAGAGCAAAGAAGCAAGATATATTAATGAATAAGGTAGAGTAAATGCCCTATTACTTAAATCCCAAGAATTCTGGCATTTCACTTGTTACCGCCAAAGGCGATGGTGACATTATTACTTTAAAATGGAATAGGGCTTTTCCTACTACTCCTGCTAATCTAATAGCTTATAATATTTATATGGATGAAGTGCGTCCAGATTTTGAATTTTTATTTTTTAATAAAAGTCCGGTCTTCGTTTCAACTAATGGCGCATTGACCGCAGACATTGCTGATCTTACGCCCGGACAAATGTATCGTTTTGCTGTTCGAGCTGTAGAATACGATCCTGCTGTTTTTGATTTACGCACGCTCCCAGCCGTATTTAATAATCTGCGAGTATATCCTGAAAGCCCATTGCGCGCCAATATGACAACGGTATCTGCAGTGGTGCCGCTATTAAGCATAGATGACTTCCCTCTTGCCGGAGTAGTCCGCGTAGGAGCGGAACTCATCCAATATAATGCGGTTGATATTATTAATAATAATCTCGCTATAGTGGGAGCTGGCACTTCTGGCAATGCATATTTAATTGATCAGGTTCCGCCCACAGATGCTTATTATAAAGCAGCATCAACAAATGTTGGTGATGGTTATATACGCAATCTATCATTAGTTGATACGCAAGCGCCCGCCGAAACTTGGACCATTAAATGTATCTTTACAGATGGATATTATGGAATTGGTAATACTTTTATAAAGACTGCACAATTTGAAGCTTTTGGCTCTATTTCCGGTAATTTACGAGACGGGTATGGAGAGCCATTTGTATGGAATGATGTTAATCAAATCCTTTCAAATAATATTTTGAGCTTTTCCATTGATGGCTATGCGGTAGGCGGAGGGTATGTTCCCTTTGCTTTGGGAGATTACTTTACTATTCAGGTTGGCGCAGTAACCACCGGATCCAATATCGGCAGAGGGTTTAATAATACGGACATAACTATTCATAATACTGACGGTTATGATGGGTATGTATATTGGGATCCAACCGTATTATTTTTTCCTGTTGATAGTGAAGAGCAAAATACAATTGTATTTGCAACGCAAGATCGTTTTGATAAAGGCAATTATGCATTTACAGTAAATGACGGTTATCGTCAAAATACTAAAGATATTGTAAATGCAGATTTAAGCGTTAGCGATACAACAAATGCTAATTTTCCAGTTTATGATTATGTGGGATACCATCGTATCGATCCCGTTGCACTATTTAATGGCGAGTGTGTAGGTAGCTATTTCGGCGGACAATTATATTGTGCAGATGGCTATAGTGGCGTCGGGCGCCAAATTCGCGGCATCTCGGTTGATGATCGTAATACACAACGACAGGAAGTATTATTGTCGGTAATAGGGGAGTCCGTTTGTTTAGTAAAAAGACAATGGACCGGCATTCGTTGTTATTGTGTGCTTTCAACCAGCGAACATCCAGATGCAAGATGTAAAAAATGTTATGGAACTGGATATGTTAGCGGATATCAGCAATATTTTGATTCACGACATTCAGATGGTAAGATACGCATTAAGTTTGAACCCTGGGTCGATGATCTTCCCTTAACAGATAGCGGTTTAGAAGTAGAGGCGACAAAGCCGTCTGCCTGGACACTTGTATTACCAGCTTTAAAAAAGAGAGACTTTATTGTTAGGTTCGATCAAGATGGCAATGAAGAATATCGTTATGAAATTCTTAATATAACAAGAAATATTTTATTTAATCAACAGTTTGGCGCTCAAAAGATGGCTTTGCAACGTATTAGAAAAACAGACATCATATATATGACACCTGTATTCCGAGATACTAGTGCTATGCCAACTACTATACAAACAAGCATAGTATCCTCTGCCGGAATTCTTCCACATAGTCACTCATTGGTAAAAAATGAAAAGCATCCTATGTTTTGGCAACAGCTAACATCTACTAGTGCTGGACATAATCATACTGTGCGTTGGAACGCAACGACCGGCTTTTTAGAAGTTAGCGTAGAGCTTGGGCATACACATATTTTGACTTATTAATAGGCTATTATCACATAATAATAGATTTTGGATCTTAAATGGTAAATCAACTTTTTACAGACGGATATGGGCGACTTGCTTTAGACAGATACGCGTTCCAGCGTCATCTTGCGGGATTTGATCCATCATTTAATACTCGGCATAAAGCCGGTCACGTTGATTTAGACCCCGCATTAAATATCAATGATACTGACGTATATAATGTTCAAGATGCTTTAGCAGCGACGAGCACCGAATTAAATATACTTGAATTATCCGGCAAGGGTTTTATCACTATAGGTGATGGCTATGATACATATCATTTTTCTAATTATGCAGATCCGGCATATGTAAGTGATGCACCAGATCCGGCTTATGATTCTTCCGTTCCTGCACTTAATACATATTTAGACAATTTACTCAATATTATTGATCATACTCTTCCCGGTTATAATCCATTAAACGCCCGCATCAGAGACGGCGGCATTGTGCTCATTAAAGCTGGCACGTATAAATTTACCGGAACAGTCAATATACCTGCCGGTATAATTTTAATGGGCGAAAATTATGGCACAAAAATAGTCAATCAAATGGCTAGTCCAGCACCATTATTTAAAAGCATAGCCCCTCTCAATAGAATTCCTGACATTGGTGTTGACGTATTAAATACATTTATGTTTAATAGAGATTCAGCATTAGTTAATCTTACTATCGCTGATAATTTTCTTGTTCCTAAATTTACAGGAGATCCTTCCTATCTAACTCCGATTAATAATGATTCTATTATGCCGTTAGTTAGCGTTGAAGGAGGATCTAGTCTTATATGTGAAAATGTAAAATTTATTGGTAAAACTACTTATACTGGACCTTCCGTTACCGATCTTGTAGATGTTACATCTTTTGCCATTAAACTTAATAATCCTGTTACAACTGGCACGTATTTAAAAGTTAATAATTGTTTTATGGATGGATTTGCCCAACCTATTTCATTTGATTCGACTGGCGGAAGAAATGACTATTTAGAAGTAACTAATTCTAAAATTAGATCTCACGGTTATTTGGGAGCCGCTCCCGCGGCAACCGACCCTGCAACAATGTTTGGCGACAACTTTATACATTCTTGGGACAGCTACGACGGGACGACATGGACGGATAGCGTCGGTGAGCTGAACGGGACCATGTGGGGCGGCGTTGGTCTTCCTGGGGTGGCGACGCAGAACGGGCACACGCATCCTGTCTTCGTGGACGCCAACAACGACCAGCTTGCTACAGTGCCCGACGATATGCTTGGTGGACTGACATCGTGGACAATCTACTTCGCATACAAAGGATCGAATTTCTACAACGGCATCATTACCAAGCCGCTCTGTTTCTTCGTGGAGCCAACAGGTGGATTTGTAACCACCAAGTTCGCTTACTACAACTTCTCGGGTGGGACCGACTTGCTCACAACAACGGTCATCAACGACAATGCGTGGCATCGAGGCATCATCACGGTAAACGGTAACGCGGGACAATTCTATGTCGACGGCGCGCTGGAGGCGAGCGGAGTGGTCTCGACGATGCCGAGCGACCCGTCTCAGGGCGTATTCCTGGGCGGTGCTCCGAGCCCGTTCGGGTCATGCGACGGCTCAATAGCAATTATTGGAGTGGCTGTCACCGGACTATCTGGACCTGAAGTCACTGAGCTTGACACATATCTTGATCAATATATTAATGGCATAGTGGCTCCAGCGGGAGAAGAAGCTAATTGTGTCATTCATATGAATGATAATAATGCTCTGATTAGTAATAATGAATTTTATGGTAATCACGACGGATTAACTACGATTTGTTATATTAAAGATAAAATTGTCGCGCCGGCAGCCCAAGATAAATCACACATTATTATTAGCTCTAATATATTTACTGTCGGCAAAGGCGGGTCAGTTGTTCAAGGAAATCCATTTGTAATAGATGCTGGTATAATTGGAACATTTAGCTCTAATGCATTTACTATATATGATGGAAATCTAACTGGAAGTGGATACGTAGTAGGTGCAAATGGAGTTATAGCGCTACAAGCAGATACAGGGTTCGGTTTAGTTGCTAATGGAGATTTTGCTTTTGGTAACAGTATTGTTGAGGTTGCCGAGAATAACATATCGATCGAATCAACAGCCGGAAGCTATAGTTTACTTACTGCTCAAGATGTAAATATAACGGCAACAAACGATATAATGATAGAATCATCTACCGCTAGAATTACATTAAATGCGGGAATAGCAACAACTAAAATTGCAAATGTAACAGCATCAACGTATGCGATAACTGCTGCCAATTATATTTTATTAGTAGCAACAAGCACTATAGCCGCTATTTGTAATATAACTTTACCTACCCCAACTACAGGGACCCGTATTATTATTAAAGATAAACAAGGTTTAGCCGGAACTTATAATATAATCTTACACCCAAATGTAGCTGAATTAATAGATGGTGTTACTGGCTCTTTTGGGACGCCATCAAATGGGATAATACTTTCTGCAAATTGGGGAACATGGGAATTTGTTTCTGATGGTACCAATTGGTTTAAACTATAAGGTATAATATGAGTAAACTAGTTAGTAAAGTTTTTTTGGCAAATGGTAGTTGGACTGCGCCGCCTGGAGTAACGGTAGTTACTCTTGTTGGCCACGGCGGTGGCGGCGGCGGCGGCAACGGCTTCGTCGGCAACGCTTCCATTACTTTTAAATCCGGCGGAGGCGGAGGCGGAGGCGGAGCCCTTAGCAGCACTAGGATCGTTATAGTTGTTCCGGGAACCTCCTATACAATTACTCTCGGTACGGCGGGCGCGCCGGCGGGCGGGGATGGTGGCAGTACAACTTTTGGATCGTTAGCAACATTTGTTGGGGCTAAAGGTGGAAGATCAGGAAATGCAGGAACTTTTGGAACTGACTATGCGTTTGCGGCAGGCGGCATAGCGACAAAGGGCGGCACAGTAAATTCTGAAAATATTCCTGCAAGTGCGTTGGCTCTTCTATATGTATTTGGGTCACCAAGCCAAGGTGGAACTGGAGCTGATGTTGAAGCGAGCACATTTCCCGGATTTTATTCTCCGGAAGGACAACCTGGCGGAAATCCAGGAGTAAGTGGCGGGATTGCACCTTACTATGGTGGAGGCGCTGGGGCAGGAGGCGGCGCAGGTCCATTTGGAACTGGCGGCAGCGGCGGCGGCGGTGGCGGTGGTTATAACACCGGTACTGGAGGCGCTGGCGGCATATCTGTTACTGCAGTTAATGGTGGAATTAACGGCGGTGCCGGAGGGACAGGAGCAACTTGGGGTTCTGGTGCAGCCGGCGGCGCAGGCGGCGCAGGAGGAGCTAATTCAGGTGCCGGTGGCGGCGGCGGCGGCGGTGGTGGGAGCGGCGGTGGCTCGCCCGGCAGCGCCGGCAACGGCGGTGCGGGCGGAACGGGCAGATTGATCGTGAGTTGGGTTGAGTGACGAATATACGCATCACCTGATATATTGTATGAAGATGAATACGAGAATGTATTATTTACACAAGAAGTTGAGATAATAAAATTGTATCAACTTGGAATCAGTATGCGTCAGTTAGCACGAGATTTTAATATAGATCGTACGTGTATTAAAAGAATTATATGTAAGGTATTACAATGAATGAGTTTTTAGCAATTTTTATTACGTGGCAATTTTTAGTGCTATGTCTTGGTATAGCGGCAGTTACATTTATTGTAAGAACAATTGTAGAATTCGCTATATTAAATAATCCACGTATGCCAGGTAACAGCTCTTCGAGATTATGGAGAGATGTTATATTGGTTATTTTGCCAATTTTATTGGGTATATTATTTTTCTTTGTGGGAAAATCATTTGCTTATCCAACAGCAATTACCGAATCTTATGGTAAATTTTTATTTAGCGCCGTTGCTGGACTATTAAGTCCAACTCTTTATCGTGTTATTAAGGCGATGCTGTGGAATCAGGCGAATATCAATCCTACGCCATCACCTTATACTCCAAATTTTCCACCCAATCCTTCCCCATTTCCACTATTTCCTCCAACTAATGACCCAAACATTTTCCCTCCGGTTAATTCACCCATTCAAAATGTGAATGTTAATGTAAATGCGCCGCCTATTGCACCAACAAATCCCGAACAAGCTCCCTCTGATTTGAATCAAGATTTAGTTGAACCAAAAATTTAATAAAATTAGATAGTTGGGAAAAAGAATTGAGGAGAGACATAATTTTGCATATTTATGCAAAAGGTGTTGGGTTGTATGCAAAAGAGAGCAATTTAATCAAAGAATGTCAATGTTTAATTTTAAATGTGCTTATTGTGGTGGATTATTTGAGCAAATAGATCATGTAAAATCTATTTCCAAGAATGGTCCCCATTGTTTAAGTAATTTACGACCAGCTTGCCAATGTTGTAATAATAAAAAGTCTAATAAAGACGCAAAACAGTGGTTATTAAGTGTAAAGGCTAAAATATGACATCGTATCCTAATGCTATTGATTCGGACTTAGATTTACCGCCAATTTATGATAACATAGTAGAATTAGGGGCTGAAGCTATTCAGGCTATTAGAGCCGCAATGTTTGCTGTTGAAAATGAAATAGGTATTGGAGCTTCTGGCACGATGGGATCTGTTGCTGGACGACTCGACGTATCCATCAATAATGATGGAACAATTAAACCATCGTCTATAATCGGTATAGGCGCTGGTTTAGTAAGTAATGCGCAAGTTAATGTTTCTGCAAATATAGATGAATCAAAAATTAATTTAACTTATACTACTGCATTTCTACATACTTTATTTAATAATTTATTTAATAATCTTGATAATCGTGTAGATATAGTAGAAGGATTTGTTGCCGCAAGTGGGGTCAAAATTGAACCACACATAGCCGGATCTGGATTTAGACATAAACTTTCCCATATTGATGTTGATAGTGGTAGTCTGTTAAAGGCTAATATTGCTGCTGGCACAGTAATTGCACGCAATCTAACCAATGCTTATACTTTTGGCGCAGAATTATCGGCAGATCTCTTATCTCACACTAGAGCTGATAAGTTAAGTAATACAACTACACCTCCAGCTAATCAAGCCCATAATGCGGCTGGTATTTATATTAATCCAAGTAATTTTGCATCCGTTCCACATACGGCTAATGATTTGCAAAGTTTTGCTGAGTATGTTGACGGCTCAAGCTTAGCCCTATTGGGCAGTAGAACTCAAAATTTATATGCTAACGGTATTCCAAGATCAACCCGCAATACCTCATTAACAAATAATCTGGGCGCTGAGGCGCTACTGGATCCTACTCCAGCTATTACATATTTGTTGTATAGCGCCGCCACTACACCAGTAGATAATATTGATCACGGCGATGATGTAATTTTATTAGTGCCGAGCGCTGGCGTATTATCTAACAATACTTTTGATGCACAATTTGCTCAAGTCAAATCTGGCGATTATATTACGGTAGATTATGGCAATGGCACTGCGTCTATTAAATTTACTATCGATTCTACTAAAAAGTTTTTAAATGGCTCGACACGCGTATATACGATTAGAATTAATGGAAAAAATCTTTATGCATCAAGCACTGCGACTGTTAAAATTGATCGTGCATTTTATCACGATTCAAAATTTAATTCATTAGCATTAGCCATTGCGAATAATTCATTTAGCGAGCTGCCAAGTTTAATAGTCTCTAATCCATCTGGCGCCTCGGCGCTGGGTATTGGGTTTGACCCGGACAAATTAGATCGCACACATTATAATTTATATTTGGAATTATATCCTAATGGTAACCCGCTTCAAAAAACTTTATTACTACCAGCCATCGATGTAACGGCTGATGCTGGTAATTCGGTTGGTAGTTATAGCTTAGCTTCTGTTGTAGAAAATATTAATAATAAATTTAGAGCGCCAGGTTTTAATTTTAGATTTATTGCTTTCGCCTATCAAGGACAACTTGGTATTGCATTAGCTGATCGTTATAATAATGCTAGCTTTTCTATTATTGCTGGAGTTCCAAATAGTTCTGGCACTTATATTACAACTTCTAATGCATCGTTTCCAGGCAACGTAGTTGATAATTATAATGTAATCGATCCTCTTGGATTTGGTTTGACGGGTGCTAATATTGCAAGCCCACCATTTACAATTAGCTACTCTAGTCCGACAACTGCTTTACAAGCTCCAGTTGTTATTTTTTCACCACTTAAAAAGAATTTTTTCTATGTCGACGGTATAGAGAAAGAAACTTTATTTAGTGACGGCTATACGGTTACTCAAGATGGCTATGGAGATGGTTTTTGGTCAGCAACACTGACTACTAAAAGTATTCTTGCAGGGCGAGTTGAAGTCACATACGAAATTGCATTAGATTTATCTACATCTGGTTTGAAAATAGGAAAAACCCTTGTTATACAACCTGCCGTTGCAATAAGTTCTGGTAGTTATAATATAGTAGATTATGGTCGCTTCTTAATTAAAGATATAGCATTTAATAATTGCCCCGGACCATCGCCAACCACCATCATTACTGTATATGATGCCGTGCACGGAACAGGCACGTCTCCTTACTTATCTTCTGTTAATCTTCCGGTATATGTGTATTTTTCTGACGATTCTGTATCTTTTAATGCGGAAAATGTTAATGATCCGCTTACTAATGTAAGTTTCAAGAGATTTTTTGAAATTTATGTAGATGGAAATGGACGCTCTTTTGCACACGAACGTGCCCGCTTTAATGAAGTCGGTACTGATTTGGTAATAGATTCAGTTAATAGTTTTACGTTATATAGTTCGATCGAGTTATCAAGTATTAATTTGGTTGATGTATCGCCCAAGTTACGCGGATATACTTTTGGACAATATAAAAAATTAGCACTATTTATTAATAGTTATGACTCTACTACGGGCGCCTTTAATGGTTATTTATGTAAATTTGAATCTCCATCTACCTATACACGTTTAGGTCCTGTCACTTATGGTAAAAAAGGAGAAACGACCAGATTCTATGATGATACTACAGTAGATTATATTGATATTATTATTCCTTTCAGCGTATCCGTCTCTTCATTTACTAATAAAAAAATAGATATTCAATTATACCCAACATTACAACTTAATCAAGAAAAAATTCTTATTGGCACTTGTCAATTAAGTGATACGGCTAAACAAATCTCGTATCTAACTGATAAAAGACAATTTGGTAATGTTAGTGAAAAACAATTATCTACATCTGCATTAAGTTATATTAATGCTCCACAAAGATTATTGCACGAAAATGGCGTCGTCCGCGGATTTGATTTAGTTACTTCCACTACGCTTACTAATGATAATAAAATTAGCGTTCGAGGCGGCGTCGTTCTTGCCGATGGCAAGCTTGTCGATTTTAATGATACGACTGTCGCTATTCCAATCGTTCAAGAATCCTTATCTCCCGCTTTTACCACGGCAGTTACTACTATTAAATGGTATTTGTGTGTAAATTCAAATAGCGAATTTGAATTTGTCGCTTCCACTGATTATGATCTTTCTATGACGGGCACATATGGTGCATTAAATCATAATCGATTATTTTATGTTAAAAATCCAGCTTCCGCCTCACCAACAGCTTATCCAATTAGAGGTTCTTATCTTAATAAGATTTTAACAGATTCTAAAGATCTGGTTCCTCTATATTTGGTAACCGCTACCGTCGCTTTAAGCGGCACCTGGAAAGTAACCTCTGCAACTATAACTGATTTGCGCCGTTTTGTAGAAAAAGGTTATAACGGATTATCCAATACATTTACTTTAGGACAACAAGCTTCATTTCGTAATTTAACATCTGTTAAAGCCTACATTAATGAATTAACCAGTTATATTTCTTATAATACGGATAAAAGAAATCCATTTGGAAAAACCGTTTATGTGCGCGATATAGTAGATGCTTCCGGGTTTAATTTTGATTTTGCAGTAAGGGTGCAATTTGTAGGAGATAATGGTAAATTCACATTGTCTAGCTCGGCAACATTAACAAAAAATATTGAATTTAAAGAGCTTGATATTGCAGTTACTTGCGCAACTGGATTCAATATTATTGGTGACAATATATCTTTTGATAATTGTAATATAGATTATGTGTTCGATGCAACGGGAGATGGTTATTTTACGACCGCTAATCTTTCAAATCCAGCAAAGGCTTGTATCTTGTCATCTGGTACGGATATAGTAGTTACCAATGCTACCGCCACCAATCCAATACAAATAACAACAAGCACCGCAACACAACTCGTAACTGGCGATACAGTCAATATACTTGGTGTAGTTGGAATTACTGCTGCTAATGGAACTTTTACTATTACTGTTATAGATTCTACTCATTTTACATTAGATGGTATTTCTGGAGTTGGAACTTATACCAGTGGGGGTATGGTTGGTTCTAAAAATAAAAACATCCAAATAACTAATTGTAAATTTACAAGCAGTATTGCTACTAGATTTGCCTTTGTAAGTCTTTTGCTTGGCGGACAGGAATCTTATTATGGAAATATTTTAATTGATAAGAATAAAGTTAGCACAACAGCCACCGGCGATGATAAGCGTGCCGCTTTCGTTATAGCTTGCACACAGACCGCTACCCCCACATCACAAATAGGACCTAGAGTAGCAAATTGTAATATTACGAATAATGTTTGTAATAAAAATCAATTAATACTTATCAGTGGCGCCTATAATGGTTCTTCTAAAGTTGTAAATATGCCGGTGCCAGTTGGCATACATATAGAAAAAAATATATGTGGAGCAATTTGCTTTTTAGTTAGACAAGATCGTTCATTAAATCTTGTTAACGCTACTAACATTAATGATAAAGATAATATGCTCACTATTTCTAAAAATATGTGTCGCTATATTTATTGTGGCACAAGTAATGGATTTATTAATGTTATCGGCTCTGCCAATAGAGTAATTAATGATATAGTTGTTGGTTCTGATATTTATTCTAGCTCCGCTATCATCGATCAGAATACTTGTTCTTGGATTCAAGTGGGTGTTAAGAATCCCACAACTTATGCGTTTGAAACGCCTATGCTTGATGTGTCATCTAACAAGTTAAATGCTTATGTGTCTACCTTTTTAACTGATTATTGCGGTTCTGGTTATTCTGCTTTTAATATTGCATTAATTATAGATAGCGTAGTAGGTACTTAATGGCATTAGAATCCTCTCTTGCAAACATAGTAATTAGAAATAATACTATTGATCAGGGAAGAGTTTCTGACGGAGCTAGTCCGGTTATTTATAACTATGATTATAATGCATGGATTTTTGGATCTGCAAATATTACCGGCAATAGTTTTTTAAGCGCTGTTGCAAGTACAGACATGCTTAATATAGATGGTTGTAGCTGTACCATAACAAACAATAAGTTTGTAAGAGGCGCAACATCGATCAACTCATATGTCAGAGGATATGGCTCACAGGATCAATTTATAACAAATAATTTATTTGATTCAACTACAATTAATGGATCTTCTCTTACATTAGTAACAGGTATAAGCGCAAGATCATTTTATGCTAGAAATAAAAATCAAACCGGAACTTTATACATACCAATAAACGAAACTATTTCTGGAACTATCGGCAATTCAGATCAATTTTATGTAGCTACACAAGCCGGAACTTCAGATTATAAGCTCGTATCATATAAGCTAGGCGGACTAGTTACGGCAGCCGTAGCGGTAGCATCTATCGCATTAGACCTGGTAAAGATTTTTAATATAAGCGCACGTTTAGAGCAGGGGGTTAAGATAACAGAAATAAAACTTGGAGTCTTTGTTCTTGCTGGTACTATAACCCCAAGCTCTACTCAGGCAATAGCTAGATATAATATAATGGCGGCGTCAAATGATCAATATATGACCGCAAATAATGCTACTTATATTACGCAGCCAACTCTATTTGCTACGGCAGAATATATAGTCGATAGCGCGCAAAAAGTAATTGATGTTGGAACGGCTACGGAATATGTCATTTATACTCCATCAGCAACAGATCCGTATTTTACAATGAATAAAGATTATGCGTTTTTTATAAAATTAAGATGTGCTACCCTTTTTGGCGCAACTGACTGGCAGGTTAACTATACTCCTTTAAAAATTACATACGTTTGGTAAAAAAATGACATTATCTACATCAGCCAGAGCTATAACAATAAAAGATAATTTAATAAATATTGGTTTTTCATCAACTGGTACGTCCGCCGCCAATTATACTTACGCATCTAATGTGGCTTTAGGTGGAGACGCTATTATAAGTGGTAATACATTTACTGGATGCATTGGTAATGGTATAGGAGCCACCAATTTAGTTACTATTACGTCAGGTTCTTCTATAGTAACGAATAATAATTTTATTAGAGGGGTTGGCTCGCCAGTTACTACATATATAGCCGTAACTAGTGCATCTGATCAGGTGATAAAAGATAATATTTTTGATCAATCAACAACAGATGGTACTGTTGAAGATTTAGTTTCTGGATTATCTATTAGTTCTACTTATCACAGAAATACAAATCAAATTGCTTATATTCCAATATTTAATGGACAATTTAGCGCAGATTCGATAGTCGGTAGTTCTATGGCTACCGGCAGTATAGGTGTTACGGCAATTAATAATTATACGCAAATTTATATTTTAACAGCTTCTCTTCGTCATTTATTTTATGAATATGATATAAACGCATTACTCCCCGATGATATTAAAATTTTGCACGCTAAAGTCGGCATATTTAATAGTGCAGCTTTAGCAACAATGGATGTTACAAATAATAATTTAAATTTATCATTTGTAATACAAGAAACGGTTAGTGCAAATTATACGACTGGAACAAATTCTATTTTAGATGTAAAAAATAGAAGAAATACTTTATTAGAAAGTCTTACTGTTCCTCTTGATTTATATGTAAATTATGCAGCCTCTGCAGCTGATACGGTATATTTAATTTGTGATGTTGCTGGCACTGCCTCTAATGCTGACAATTTTATTGTATCAAAAAATAATTCTATTAAATTAAAAATGTCTCTTAATAGCAATATTACTGTTTTGGGATCTGGTAATAATTGGCTAATTTCACCAATTGTTCTCAAATGTATATGGTAAAAGGTATATAATGTCTTTATCTACATCAATTAGAAATGTAAAAATACGAAATAATTCCATAGATATTGGTTTTTCTTCTAATGCCATCAGTGTGTCAAATTATACCTATATTTCTTTTATTATTATAAAATATCGGTGGCTTTAATATGGTTTCCTCACATACTTTTAAATCAGATCTTAACGGCATTCACCACATAGTGCAAAATGTTATGAATTTGCATTCTAAAGAGCTTGTATTATTTTCATTAAAAGATTTTTTTGCACAAGATACTTTTTATCGCTATGTAACAGATCGCTATGGTTATGCCAAGGTAGTCGATGTAACCGATCTTCCATTGGATGCCGGTATTAATGATGATTCTACCACCAGGCTCTGTATACAAGAGGCTTTCCGAATGGAGGCGGACTTTTTCCCCGCCCTCATTGTAAGGTCTGGTTCCTTTAATTCTGTGCCAATCTCATTTAATAGAGAAAATTCTACGATACAGTGGGATAGTCTTATTTTTCAAGATGGCTACGGTAATATTAAAACTTTTAAAACTCCTACTCATTTTATTTTTGCCGGAGCCTGGGAAGGTTCCATCAATGTTGATGTTTTATCTCGTGATATGAGATCAAGAGATGATTTAGTGGATTTGGTATCTTTGCGTTTCGTAGATATCGCTTTTAACGAATTGGTTAAAGAAGGTATGATTGTAACGGGCGTATCTACGGCTGGACCAAGTGAGACGGATGATAGAAATCATAAGCTATTTAAAGATACTGTTACCCTAAAAATTAGAACGGAGTGGAGGCGAAAAATCCCCGTAGGTAATATTATTGAAATAATAAATACGGCTATTGAGTTTGGAACGGTGCCAGATGGCATTGTTTCGCCCAATTTAACAGTTAATAGTGAACTAACTCTTACAGAAGTGCTATCTAATTTATGATTTCAAACTTATGACGGTAATAATATCATATTTTACTGATAGTGCGGAAATATTATGAATAATGTAATTTCTAAGGATACAAATGGCTAATCTTCCATCGGGCGCTTCGACATTACCAGGCGTAACTACAAGCATAGAAACAAGTACTTCTGGAGTATCAGTTCCAGGCGGTGTGCGTTTAGCGCTATTAATGGGTACTGGTGCAAGAACCGAAGTAGTCGTTGCTGCCGCTGTTGGCAGTGGTAATGACGGGCTCAACTCCACCTATACCTCTACTGCCGGGCGAGATAGTCGGCATTTTATACTTAAAAATGCGCCCCTGATATCAAATCGAACACAATTATTTAAAAATGGCGTTTCCCTTACTGGGCTTGAAGAGGTTCCTGGGGTAGATACTTTTGATAATCGTTATGATTATCGAATTGATATTGCTACCGGTAAAATTGAATTACAAACAGCCTATCTAATAGATCAGGGTGGCACACTGTATACAACTGGTGCAGCAAATGTTGGCGATGGTTATTTGACCTTAAACGGCATTTCTGGTGTCCCAACATTAATTGATTTAAATGCACCCACTGAAACTTGGACGGTTAAATGCGTTTCCGTACAACGTGACGGTCTCGGCGCCCCCATAGCACAAACAGCTAAATTTTTAGCATTCGGCTCAATTTCGGGTATACAATTAGATTCAACGGGAACTCCAATTATGTGGGTTGCCAATAGCACACAAGTTAATAATAGTATTCTTAAATTTGCAATATCTGAAACAACGCCAGTCTTCCGTGAGGGAGATTACTTTACCCTTCAAGTTAAGGGCGGCGCATTAAATAAAAATGATTCAATAACTGCAACATATATAGCTACTGCAGATATTAATGATCCTGAATTTTTCACCTCAATGGATGAATTAGTATCTAAACACGGCTCTTCAACGCTCGATAATACGCTTTCTTTGGGCGCAAGCTTAGCCTTTGCAAATAGTCCTCCTGGCATTTTCGCAATGGAAACAAAGCCAGCCCTTCCTCGTCGAACCTCGATTATTTTAGACTCAAATTTTGACGCCATATCAAGCGATGTAAATACATTCGTAATTCCGCTACCTATCGGCGTAACTCCTAATTTTGATTCAAGTATTCATATATTTGTTACCGATCCTACTACATTGGTAGAGACTCAATTACTGCCAAATAAAGTTACATTTGATAGTTTAGTTTCGGGCACAGATCCTTTAGCCGCACCAACATCAACTTTTGTGTTTAGCGATATCGCTGCCCCTGGCGGCACCTCATTCTGTTATACGGTTACTTCAATTTTAAATGGTCAGGTGCTAAATTTTGGTGCAGACGGTTATTTGACTGCATTAAACTATTCTCTCTTATCAGATGGTTATTTGGACGGATCCTTTACTGTGCCAGGCGTCACTTTCACAGCAGCTTATATTGGTAAACAAGTTCAAATATTTGATGCCGTAAATTCTGTTGATAATAATGGTACCTTTGATATTATCGGCGTTGTTAATGGGGCATTAATTATTGATGGCAGTAATATTACTGAAAGTGCTCAAGTAAACTTCGTTAGTGAGGGCACTTTAGATTATGAGGTTATAGATCAAAATTCGGGTGACTTACAAAGTTATCTCGTATTGAATCATAATATCGTTCCAGATGGTAATTCACTTCGCGTCACTCTTGTTGATAACCGAGATGCAGATTTCTTCGATGCTGGATGGGTTACTGCACTCCAAAAATTGGAAACTATTGAAATAGATATTTTGGTACCACTACCACAACAAACTATGTCGGTTATTTTCCAAAACTGTCTCAATCATTGTTTAACGATGAGCAATCTTCGCAACAAAAAAGAGCGCGTGCTCTTTACTGGCGCAATTCAAGGATTAACTCCAGAAAATCTTACTGGAGCTGAGCCTGCCGCCGTAGAGGATATCGGAATACTTGAAGGTATTCAAGGCGATACCGTTGCCGAAGTATTATCTGGCAATACGGAAGATTTAACTAACTATTCAGTTGCGGATGGGTTTGGACATGCATTCCGAGCAATGTATTTCTATCCAGACGAGATTGTAACTGTTGTTGGTGGAGAGAATACTAAAGTTAGCGGATTCTATATCGGAGCGGCTGCAGCTGGATTAGTATCGGGCACTGCCAACATCGCAATGCCTCTTACAAATAAAGTAATTAGCGGATTCAATATCTTACGCGATAAAACGCTATCAGTAACTACATTAGAACAATTGGCAGCCGCCGGAGTTGCCGTTCTACAGCCTGTTGCTGGCGGTGGAAGAGTGGTTTGGGGACTTACAACTACGCAAAGTGGTTTCCCAGAAGAACAAGAAATGTCAATAATCTTTATTAGAGATCGTATTGCCAAAACACTTCGCGCCGGATTTGCTGGATTTGTAGGTATGCCAGAAGAGCCAGATACAATGGTAATTTTGGCAACTCGTGCGGTTGGATTATTACAATCGTTTATTAATCAACGCATTATAACTGATTTCGCAGGTTTATTGGTTAGACGCGATTCAGTTGATCCTCGTCAATGGAATATTTCGGTTAAAGTACAACCCAACTATCCAGTAAATTGGATCTTCTTACGAGTTGGTATCGGGGTAATCTAATCCTTATTACATCTAAAATCAATAGTTATTCACTTTTCTATTGATTTTAGAATAAGGCATAAAAAGTAATATTATATAGTAAGCTTTTTTCTAAGGATAAAAATGGCAAACGTAACTTCAAATACAGGTAGTACACTTGAAAATGTGGACGGTAGTAATAGAACCGGCACAGGCATATCTACTCAAATTATAATTCGCGTTGGGGCAAATGCTGTAGGTGCGGTACAAACTATAGAAATTCGTGAAGAGCGCACCGTTACTCCTGTAGATGAAGTGGGCACAGACGGTCATATCGATAGCGTTCCTACTAAATCTACTAATATTTCTGGAACTTGTCGCAGAATTCGCTTCGATCAACAGCGTATTGCAGAAGCATTTAGTCGTGGATTTTTACACGCTAAATCACAACGCATTCCATTTAATATTGACATCTATGATAGATGGAGTGGTGATTCAAATACAATCGTTACGACTATTAAAAATGTTTGGATTACGGGTATTGACTACTCATATGCGGCAGATAACTGGATAATTACAGACAATATGTCTTGGATGGCTGAAGACATTAGTAGCTCGTTGGGCGTCGGTAAAGGCAAAGCGGCATTTGGCGGCTCTCGCGGTATCCTATTACAAACTGATGTTGCCGGTATTGAACAACAGACTGACGTTGGTAAGCGTCGTGGTGCGCTCGATGCATCAGGGCTAATTAGCGCTGCTTTTGACCGTACAGTATAATTTAGTTAAATACCTCGCATCATTTGATATATACATTAAATGATTGCGAGGTATTAATGTCTTCATCTTTTTATAAAAAGTCTTCTGAACCCCAAACTCCATTACGTGAGTTTAATGTAGGTGAGCCTGACGACGATCAGCCCACATTAAACCCTATGTATAAGGCAGCCCAACCGCCGGCGGGCTATGAATTATCTGCCGCTGAAAGAGAAGAGTTACAACAGCGCCGTCGTGGCTCCAAAGAAGAAAAAATGGGCGATTACGCTAAAAAACGCATTGAAATATTAGCCAATATTGGCAGGCTTACTAAAAATGTAGATATGGAGGGTATTACCTTTTCATTACGCACTTTAAAGACCAAAGAAGCTCGAGCAGCTACAATGTCTATCTTTGGATGTGTTAATGATGTGGACGCATCATTTGAAATTCGTCGTCAAACATTAGCAAGAGCTATTTATGAAATAGACGGTCAACCTACGGAGACCGCGCTAGGCGGTGATGATTTTAATTTGAAATTGCAGTTAGTTGATGATATGGAAGATGTCACAATAAATAAATTATATAATGAATTTAATACATTACGTAATGAAGTTCAGACCAAATATGGATTGCAAACAGAACAGGAGGTGAAAGAAGTACTTGAGGACATAAAAAAATCGTAAAAGAGCCGGATCATAGATTTTTATGGTATTTATGTAAGACTTTTAACAAGCTACCAGATGATCCGACTATTGAAAATATGGATCCAATTATGAAAACGTGGATGTTTAATAGTTGGTTAGAAGATAATAATGAAAATATAGATCTATTCAAACATCACGGATATTTGATAGGGTCATTCATTAATCCTGAAGCTGTAAAATCACTTACCGATACAGGCAATTCTTATTCAGTTTCTGAAAAAGAATTTGAAGCGACGGCAGATATGGTTCGCGAATCTATCTTGAAAGAGCAAGAAAAAGCAACATCTGATAAACCAAAACGTCGCAGACGTAAAAAGGTAAATTAAGGATTCAATGAGTACCGTCGAAGAAATAAAAGCAATGACAAGTGCGCTCATTGAAAATGGAGTGGAAGCGACTAAAGCTTCAAAATTTGCAGAAGAGTTTGGTGCAAAAACCGTCAAAGCTGCCGCTCTGGGCGCCGAGGCTCAAAAAATGGCTGCTAGCGCTTTTGAACAAACTACAAAAGCTGTTCAGGCAGCATATGAAAGTATGCTAAATTTAAATACTAGTACTCTTTTATCTGGCGATGCTTTTGACCAAGTAAAGACACGAGCTGGAGCACTACTCGCCTTAACTACAAAGTTTGACGCTTTTAATCATATAGGTGTTGATGGAGGCAAGCATATTAATACTATGGGGCAATCTCTTACGGAATTGACCGCTAAAATGGGAAGTTGGGGCGCAGTAGTAAAAGCATTTCCTAATACTCTTGGGGCATTGGGGGGCAAAACAATGGAAGTGGCTCAGCGTTTTTTAGAGCACGTCTCTCAAGCACAACATTTGGAAAATGCATATATAAATTTACAAGGCGCTTCTGGCGGATTAGGCAAAGTATTTGATAAAGATGGTCGCATAGTAGATAATCTATCTACACAGGTTCAACATTATGGTAAGCAGTTGGCAGACGTAGAGGCTATTACTGGAGAAAATATTGAAACCGTTGCTCAATTTGCTTCTAAATTATATATTATTCCTAATTTATTAAATGAAGTGGTAAATACTGGCGGTAAGGCAGGAGACTCTACTACAGCATTAGCCGCCGCTATGACATTAGCTAAAGGCGCCGGACAAAGTAACGAAACAGTTCTTTCAGTAATGAAAACTGCATATGAAGATTTAAGCAATTCGCAAGGTAAGGTTACCGATACTGGTAAAAAAGGTACCGAAATGTTTGCCTTAATGGCACAAGCTACTAAAACATTAGGTTTAAGATTTTCAGATACCGAAAGTTATTTAACTACCGTTGCTAAAGAATTTCAACTGGTAGGCGATAATACAGAAGGTGCTACAAATATTCTTACTCATTTTTCTGACGCTCTTCAAAATACCGGATTAACAGCTAAAGCCTCTATTGGCATTATACAAAATATGGTTACATCTATGAACCATTTGGAAATGGGAACTAAATCTTTAATTTCTGCAAGAAGTGGGGGTCCGGGAGGTTTGCAGGGCGCATTTCAAGTAGAGGAATTGTTAAGAAAAGGTAAAACTCCACAAGTGTCAGATATGCTTATGAAATCTTTCAAGCAACAAGCGGGAGGTAAGATTTATACTCAAGCTGAAGCCGCACAGAGTCCTCAAGCTGCCGCGCAATTTATGCGACAACGCGAAATGTTAAAAAGCGGAGCATTTGGCGGTATGGCAAAGGACGATCAATCTGCTACGCACTTACTAGAGGCAATGGCTAAAGGAAATATGGAAACTACGGCTGTTTTAAATGCTACGACTGCCGTCAAAGATGTAGCCGCACAAGGAACTAATCTCCAAGAACAACAGGTAGATATATTGAAAGTTTTAAATCAGGGAGTAGATCGTGGTAATATAATAGGTAATCAAATATTATTAGCTACCGCACGCGGCATTCTTGGTACAGGTCGAAATGATGATGGCACTAAAGAACTTACAGCATTTATGGACGAAGCTAGAAATGATTTGGCAGCTACACCTCGTCGAGCTGACGAGAAGGCGGGCGAGACCGCTATTACATCGAAGCAATTTGGAATAGCAGCAGATCGTTCAGCGCAAGCCCTTAAAATTGCACCAAGGCGAATAGCTGATTCTGTTCGAGGCGCCAACCAGCAATTAATTACATATCGCGCACATCAACCTGATAAAGTAACTCAACAAGAGCAAGGACGCTCCACGCGTGCCACTACTCGTGGCGCAGAAGAAAAATATATGTCATTATTTCATACGCCAAATCCCGCTGCTCATACTCTTGCCGCTCAAGCCACCGCCGTCCGCGCCATAGGGCGCCCTAATGCCTTGGGAAGAGCTATGATGCCAGCCGGTGCAAAAGCAACTGAACAGGCTCCTGCCAAAGTAGAACTTACCGTTAGATTAGCAGACGGATTAACAGCTACACAAACCACCCAATCACCTCATGCAATTGTTAAAGCTAACCCTCTCTCCGGCGGCACCAACTACACAAAATATGATCCGCATAATCCAGGATATTAAGGACTTAAATGGCAACTGATTTATTAGGTAGTATAACTGAAGTATTAGGCACCGCGGGCACAGCTACTCGTTCTTTTGAGGAGGATGGCTTTACCGTGCCACCTATGTCATCAGCTAGCGGCGACGGCTTGCCGTCCAGCAAAGTTAAAGCTCAACAAAAAGCTACTACTCATAGACATATTGTGCATTGGTTTATTCCAGAAGTTGGAATTATTAATATGTATATCAATCCGCAATCTATTCAGTATAATTTTAAGAAATTAATTACACCAGAAAGAACTAAAGGCGGTTATGTTATTCAGTATTGGGGCGAAGAGTTAGCCACTTTGAATTTACGAGGACATACGGGCAGTTCAGGTGTGGAGGGGCTAAATGTGCTTTATGAAATTTATAGAGCAGAGCAATTTAATTTCGATCCCATTGCTCTAACAATGGCTTCTGACAGTTTAGTTTCTGGATTAGGAGATACCATCGATAGTTTAGGAAAAGGTATTTCTGGATTAGGTGGGGATATTTTTTCTGGCGTAGCTGGCGGCATATTAGGAACGGATCCCAAGACGCAAAGCTTATTACCCCGTAACCCGCCAACGTTGGCAGCTATGGCATTTGGTGTAGAGATGTATTATAATGGTAAGGTATATCGTGGATTTTTTACAAGTATGTCTTATACCGAATCGGTAGATAAATTAGGTTTATTTGATTATGATATTCAATTTACAGTAACCCAACAGAGAGGATATAGAACTAATAGTTATGGTTGGCAAAGAAGTGCAAATTCCGGACCTTCTAATAATTCAGAAGGGGGAGTGCCGCTTTCCTTTGGTAAAGGATTTCGTAGATGATATATAATAACGTACGCCGAATAAGACATAATAGAGTAACAAATAATGAGTGATTTTTTTAATGGTCTTGGAGATGTACTTGCGCAACAATTTAGTTTAGGTGATTCTAAGCTTAAGTCATTGGATGTTGTAAAAAATGGGCATACCGTTCCTTACGGAAAACTCGGCGCATTCGCAAATCAATTTGATCAATCAGCTGAAAGATCTTATACCGAAGAAGGTTTTCAAAGAACGTCTCTTTTTAATCCTCGACAAAAGCAACTGGAAATTTGGATGCAAGAACCTGAGGTAACTATTCTTGTTAAAAAGCGAGCCTTCGCCTCATTGGCAGATAATACTCGTATCGATTTGGCAGACGATCAAGAAAGATTATTTTTACGTGCTACTAAATTTTTATTTCAAAATAAATGTAAGCAAATTGCTGCTTATGAAAGATTAACCAAATTAGAAAGTGTTGCTATTGAGATGGGATCGCTCGATCACCATCTAATGCCGGCATTATTTGCCGCCACAGATACATTGGGTTCGTTATTTTCTGGCTCCAGTTCTTTTAATAAATTTAAAGCCGTTATTGATCAAGTAAAAACCATTACTAATTTGTCTCGCGATACTTTAATCACTAATTGGACTACTAATCAATTAAATTCTTTTAGAACTGATTTGGGTACAGGTACTGGTGTTATAGAATTTACCACAGCATTTAACATTAGCACCACCACTTCTATTAATTTTGGAGGGGGTTCTTTTAATATTACTTTCGTCGATCCCTATCAGCTGATGAGGGTAACGCATAATGATATTGAACAAGCAATAGCTGATGCTACAAATACGGTAAAAGGAAGTTCTTTCGTACAATTAAGTTTAGATATTGTAAATAAAGGTATCCAAGACGATAAGGCTGCTCTTAATAAAATGAGAGCGCGACGTAATGCTAACCCAATTAATTTTATTATTGAACCAGATACTTTTCTTGGAAAACGCATTAGAGCCATTATTGATAATAGTGGAATTGAAATTCAATTTACTGGTTCTATTTTTAATGTAAATATAGATCCGGCATATTTTCGAGGCGCAGAATTGGCAGGCGCAGATGGTATAGATCCAAACTCATATGGTCGCGCAGCTTCTCTATTGGGTGTTGCCGCCCTTACTCTTTTAAATCCGGCAGCCACTATTATTGATCCTTCTGGTGTCGCAGAATCCGTTTCTATTCAACCAAATAGTGAGGCTGCACTATTTAATAGAATTGTAAAAAGTGCCTTTAATCAATTACAAATAAATAAAAATTCTCAAACAGTTATGAAGGCACATAACGCCAAGACCAATGATATAAGAAAAAAACTACGCCTACATTATGGCACTAAATTAATTATCCAGCCAATGGATGTGGTGCATATATTTGTTAGTTCCAAAACTAAAGTTGATAATAAGATTATTGGCGGTTTGCAAGATGCAATGGGTGGCGGATTTTTGCAAACTGCAAGTAAAGCTTTTGCAAATATGCAAGATTTTTTTCACGCAGGACAAAATGATTCCGTAGAAAAATCACTATCTGTGGGTAGAGATTTTCCAAATTGGTTGTGGCTAATCATGCGCAATCAATTTACCAAAGATAAAAGCGGTACGCAGATCTTTGCCGGATTAGTCGCTAATAGCACCTCCTCTTATGATAGTAATGGGGCTTTTAATGTTGCCATTACAGGCACTGATAATGCGGCATATTTTAAATTTGGAGTTGTAAATCAACGACCAGCAACGGATGTTTTTGACGGCTCCCTATATGATCCATTAACCCCATTTGATATTAAATTTGATAGAGCTAATGGATTTGAGCCAGATAAGGTGCCAGATTTATTACCAGAAAATAAAGCATTATTTAAGTCTGTATTTCTTAAATATGCTAGTGGGCGATATGTTGGTAAAAAACCCACCATAAATAATTTTGTACAAGATTCTGAAAGAATTCAAAACGCTTCCATTAGAAAGGTATTTTATGATCCAAATGGAATGGTGTATAAATGGAAAGAGGGTATTGGCTCATTGGTAATGTTTGGAAATACTGCCCAAGAAAGCGCCACTAATACTAGTCTTGCCACTACCACGACAGATCCTTTTGCGGGGCAGGATATTATGAATGTCTTGTCATTATTAATTACTGGAGAGCCATATAATTTTGCAACTTTTTATAAAGCAACTATACAAGTTGATAATACGGGGCGAGATCCTCATACCGGAGCTGATCCAGCCGTTTCCTTTTTTAGAAGTTTTCAAACAGATCTAAAATATAGAAATTTATTATATGGTAATTTCGTTCCATTTAAAAAATTAACAATGGATAATGATACATATAAAAATGTTCTTAATAATCAAATCAATGCCACCGCTTTTGATGCCGAACTTAAATTTTTATTGCAAGAAAAAGCCGATTTAAATGATAAACTAACTTTTGCAAGTGATAATGGGCAAGTAGTAAATGCAACTTCGGCAATACTACAGGCTCAAGCAACAGTTCTTAATGATAAAATTACTATCAAGCAACAACAAATTACTACAGAACTAACAAAAGCTAATAAGCCCATCTCTATTGTTGGTGATGATATTACTATGGATTATGATTTATTTTTTGAAGGTAAAGATCAAAATAAATTAAGTGATATTTATCAAAGAAATAAAGATTTAAGAAAAAAGACACATTATTTAACACGCAGAATGTCTTGGAAAGTAAGAGCCAATCAGGATGTAAATTTATTCATCGTTGATGATTCGTATGATAAAGATTATGATATTCAGGCTTTTGAAAAAGCATTTTCTAATCCCAGTTTATTTAAAAGCGATTATATTACAGTTGCTGAGAAAATTGAGCATGTTGCTAAATTATTAGAGTTAGAAGTCTTTGCCGACTCACAAGGACATATTCAAATTAGACCACCACAATATAATAAAATGCCAAGTAGCACATTTTATCGAATGTTAAGGTTAAAAGATGAATTTGATATTCAAGTTTATCCTCAATTTTTAGAAGATTTATATGCCGATCAATTAACAAATACTACGGCAAAATTAGAAGTTATAGAAGATGAAATAAGAATGTATGGATTAGCATTATCTAGATCGACCGATGCTGCCATAGAGGATTTATTAGCCACAAATGCTACTTTTATTCAAGCCAATCCTGTTGCCAATACATATTTTAAATTTTTATCTGACGATCAAGGCATTATACCACGCATACAGTTAATTAATGCAAGCGCAGATTCCACGAAAGCAAAGGAAGCGGAAGAGGTATTTGCACAAAGCTTAGAGGCTCTCGGCTCCATTAAAACACAAGCCACTATTAATAATATTTTTAGCGTATCC